AATCTTATTTAAAAGCATTAGATCAACATACTAATTTTGAACCAACAGATACAATTAATATAATGGATGCAAATCAAATGCATCAATTAGTTAAATTTATGATTCAACATGAAATGGGATTTGAATATTTTGAAGAAAAATTTGGTTTAACAAATGCCTATGTTGATTCTGTAATTTATGCAGGATTTAATGAAGCTATTAATTCATACAATGGTGAATTAGGCAAATTATAATGGCAACATATTTTCAGCAACCAATAACATTAAATGATTTAAAATCAGAACCACAAGAACAAATTACATTTGATTGGTGGAAAGATTTTAAAGGTGGGTTTGAAACTGAAAATTTACCTACAATGTTATATCAACATATGTCAGATAATTCAGATTTTGTACCTGAAGATAACTATGTTCCAGCACAAGATCCACAATTAAAAGGTTATGAGGATCATATGCATTTATTTTATTTTAGTAAAAGTACAGCAGAAACTGCTGCATTAATTGGTAAATATAAAAAACATCAAGAATTAAATTATCATTCTCCATATCATTACATAGGTAAAATAACAGGAGCATTACTTGATCCGTCAACAGCGTTATTTTTTACTAAAGGATTTCAAAGTGCTAAAGTAATTGGATCTTCAATTCTTGCAGAAGAAATTGCTAAACAAAATATAGATCCATTAAGAGATGATAGCTATGTACCAATGGTTGCAGCAGCAGGTTATGGAATACCATTTATATTAAATAAATTAGGTGGCAATACAGGTCTTAAAACACAAAAACAAATTAAAGAATTAGATGAGTATTACAATGGTGGTAAATCAAATGTTAGTATTACAGATGGTGCTGTAATTAAATCAGATGATATTGCTGTAGATGGTACGTTTGTTAATCCTAATAAAACTGATCCTAAACCAAGTTCGGTAGGAGCTGCTGAAGTTGGTACTAAAAAACGTATGTCATACAAAGAACAAATGCATGGTGAAAAATTTATTCAAACTTATTTAAAAGTATTTGGAGAAGATGGGCCATGGACACCTGTATTTAGAGTTATAAATCAAGGTACTTCATTAACTGCTAGAAAAATGATGGCTAATTTATTAGATACGCCATTACTTAAATTAAAAAATACTAAAGCTTGGGGTTTTCAATCATCAGGCAAATCAATTGAAACTGATATGCGTATGATGAGAGTAGGGGAAATTGAATCTCATAAAATGCTTAAAGATCAATATTTAAAATATGTGCAAAGACAACAAAAAGAAACAGGTGCATCTGTACCTAAAACTGATTTTATGATGATGTTTAAAAATAGAGGTAAAGATGCTCAATCTCAAGGTTGGTTAACTGAAAGTCAATTTGCTAAAAGAGTTACTATTGCAAGACTTAATAGTTTTGATGATGCAATACCTGAAGTAGCAGAAGCTGCAAGAATAACTCAAAAAAAAGTTTATGAACCTTTATTTAATTTAGCTAATGAACTTAAAATAAGAGAATTACCTGTTAGATCTGAATTAGCTTTTTGGGAAGCACAACTTAAAAATTTAAGAACTAAAAAAGAAGGATCTGTATCATTTACAAGTAAATATGGAGATCAAGAAACTACTACATATAATATTTCTAGAATTGAAAAAGAAATTGAAAAATTAACTCAAAGATTAAAAAGAATCCAAGAAGGTCAAGGAGTTAAAGATTATATTAATATCGTTTATATTAAAAATGCTATTGATGGTAATAAAGATTTATTTAAAAAAATTATAACTGATTTTTATGCTAGAAAAGGTATTCAAATTAATAAAGCAGATTTAGATCAATTAGTTAAAGATTTATCAAATCATTTTCCTTTTGTTAAACCAAGAAAAGGTGATTACGATGAAATACAAAGATATGTATTTAAAGATCCAAGATACGCTAGAGCTAATAGATCAAGAGAATTAAATTTAGATAAACAAGCTCAATTAGAATTAATTGAAGCAGGTATGATCCAATCTGACATATATGCATTACAAAAAATATATGCTCGTCAAATGATACCTGACATTTTACTTACACAAAAATATGGTGATCCTAATGGTTTAGGATTTAAATTTGTTGCAGATGGTGAAATGTCTGGATTTGAAGCTGGTCTTAAAACTATTCAATCAGAATATAATGCTAAAATTGCTATGGGTAAAAAATCAGATAAAGCAAGATTACTTAAAGAAAGAGATCAAACTTTATCAGATTTAGAAGCAGCTATTGAACTTATTAAAGGAACATATGGTTTACCTGCAAATCCTCATGCTTGGACTTCGGTAGCAATGAGAACTGCTAAACATTACAATGCATTAACTATGCTTACTGGTTTCTTTGCAGCAGTACCAGATATAGCTCGTATAACTATGACTTCTGGTATTCAAAGAGGATTTAGAAGTCAATTTGATTTACTTGCAAATTCTTTATCAGGTGGAAATTTATACAAAATGAGCAAAGCTGAAGCTCAATCTTTTGGTGAAGCTGTTGATATGGTTACAGGTCAAAGAGCAATGTTATTTGCAGATGTAGGAGATATGTTTGGTTTAGCTAATAGACTTGAAGGAGCTATGGGTAAAGTATCAGCAATTAACTTTATGTATATTAACCTTATGTCTAGATGGACAGAAATGGCTAAATCAATGGCATCCGTTACTATTGGTTCTAGAATTATTGAAGATTCTATTAAATGGAGCAAAGGTGGTTTATCAGATAAATGGAAAACAGCTTTAGCTACATCAGGTATTGATGAACAAATGGCTATTAGAATAGCTAAAGAATTTGAAAGACATGGCACTAAAACAAAACATAATTTTATGGCTAACACTTCTCAATGGACTGATACACAAGCTATTGATGCTTTTGGTGCAGCTCTTAATAAAGATATTAATGTTACAATTGTTACTCCAGGTTTAGGAGATACTCCTAAATGGATGAGTACTGAATTAGGTTCAACTTTTGCACAATTTAAAAAATTTGCAATGTCATCAACTCAAAGAATGTTAATGAGGGGTATGCAAGAAAAAGATTTAGATTTTTTATTTGGTGCAATGATGTTGATGGGATCTGGTATGTTAATTGATGGAGTTTATCATAAAGTTAGATTTAACAGAGATTATGGTAAATTATCTATGACACAAAAATTATTAAATGCTTTTGATAGATCAGGACTAGCAGGAATTTATACTGATGTTAATAAAGCAATTGAAACTTTATCAGATAACAGAATTGGTATTGGCCCAATGTTAGGAGAAAAAAAACCATACGGATCTTCTATGAGATGGAAAATGGGAACAGCATTTGGCCCAACTGGTGGTCAAATTTATAATATTGCTGACATAATGTTTGATGTGTTTGGAGGAAAATATAATCACCACACAGCAAAGAATGTGCGTAGGTTAATACCATTTCAGAATGTATGGTATCTCGATTGGTTGTTTGACGACATACAAAAAGGACTTTATTAATGGCTATTACTATTTCTGACACAGAACCACGTGTCCAATATACTGCTACATCAGGACAGACTAGTTTTTCTGTTCCTTTTGAATTTTTTACAGTAAACGATATTAAAGTATTTAATGGTACTTCTCAGTTATCTTATAATGCATCACCTTCATCAGCTTCACAATATTCGGTAACTGGAGCAGGAGTTTCTGGTGGTGGATCAATTACATTAGGGGGAGGAGCTACTGTTAATGATATTATTACTATTTATAGAGATTTAGCTGTAGCTAGATCAACAGATTTTCCAACATCTGGAGCATTCCAAATAGATTCATTAAATACTGAATTAGACAAAGTTATTGCCATGATTCAGCAAGTAGAAAGAGATTTAAAATTTTCTCCTAAAGCTGCTGCTACAACGTCAAATACATTTAATTTAACTTTTCCTAATTTATCAGCAAATAAAATTTTAACAGTAAATTCTGGTGGTACAGCTTTAGAATTTGTCCACGATATTACTAACGTCAATGCAGTAGCAGCAATAGCTTCTAACATAACAACAGTAAGTGGAATAGCATCTAATGTAACTACAGTTGCAGGTGTTCATGCAAATGTAACAACTGTTGCAAATAATATAAATTCTGTAAATACAGTTGCAGCAGATATTACTAAAGTTATAGCTGTAGCAAATGATTTAGCAGAAGCTGTTTCAGAAGTAGAAACTGTAGCTGATGATTTAAATGAAGCAACATCAGAAATTGATACAGTAGCAACTAACATTACAAATGTTAATAATGTTGGTGGTTCAATTACAAATGTAAATTCGGTAGCAGGAGCTTTATCAAATATTAATACAGTAGCTTCAGCTAATTCTAATATTTCAACACTTGCAAATATTGATGCAAACATAACATCAGTAGCTGGAATTGCTAGTAATGTTACAACAGTTGCAGGTATTGCTTCAAATGTAACATCAGTTGCAGGAATGTCGTCAGCAATAACAACTGTTAATAATAGTTCAGCAGCAATTCAAGCAGTTAATACAAATGCATCAAACATTAATAGTGTAGCTGGTGCAATATCTAATGTTAATTCTGTAGCAGGTGGATTAACAAATATTAATTCTGTTGCAACTAATTTAGCAGCAGTACAAAATTTTGCAGATGTTTATAGAATTGCATCATCAGCTCCAACATCAAGTTTAAATATTGGTGATTTATATTTTGACACAACTGCTAACGAATTAAAAGTTTACAAATCTTCTGGTTGGGCAGCAGCAGGATCTACAGTAAATGGTACTGCACAACGATATACTTATAATATTTCTGGAACACCTACTACAGTTACTGGAACAGATGTAAACGGAAATACACTTGCATACGATGCAGGATACGCTGACGTTTACCTTAATGGAATCCGTATGTCATCAACAGATATTACAATTACTTCTGGTACTTCTGTAGTATTTGCATCAGCTTTAGCAAATGGAGATGTAGTAGATGTAGTTGCTTATGGAACATTTAATGTAGCAACAGTAGCTGGATCAGCAATTTCATCAGGCACAATTAATAATGCTAGATTACCAAGTACAATATCTCAAACTAATATTATAGCAGCAGGAGATGGATCTTCAACAGATGGATTTATAACTCTTAATTGTTCACAAAATTCTCATGGAGTTAAAATTAAATCACCTGCTCATTCAGCAGCTCAATCTTATACATGGATTTTACCAACTTCTAATGGATCAAGTGGTCAAGTACTTTCTACAAACGGATCTAATACAAACCAATTATCTTGGGTAGATGCTGTTGAAACTAAACCTACAGTAGCTAATGTATCTCAAACAATTGTACCTGCAACAGCTACAACAATTAATATTACTGGAACTAATTTTTCAAATATTCCACAAGTAGAATTTATTAATTCTTCTACAGGAGCTATGACTTTAGCAAATACTGTTAGTTTAACTAACGCAACTACGTTATCTGTTAATTGTACTTTAGCTTCTGGAACTTATTTTGTAAGAATTGAACTTGATGATGGTAATGCAGGAAGATCTGCTAACGCAATTATTACTGCATCAACAGCTCCTACATGGTCAACATCAGCAGGTTCTATTGGAACATTTGCTGGTAATTTTTCTGGAACACTTGCAACTTTATCTGGATCTTCAGACTCAACAGTTTCTTATACAGAAACAACATCAAATTTAAGTGGGGCAGGAGTAACTCTTAACTCATCAACAGGTGCGTTAACTACTACTGATTTTGGTGGAGCTTCTACAACTGCAACTCAATATAATTTTACTGTGCGTTTACAAGATGTTGAAGGCCAGTATGCTGATAGATCATTTAGTATAACAAGCTCATTTGGAGCAACAGGAGGTTCGCAATTTAACTAATGGCTACTTATTTATACAGAGATGTAAATCAAACTGCAACTAACCATGATAAATGTACAATATCAATGTGGGTTAAAAAAACTGTTAATGGTACAGAAGAAACACTTATTAGTGGACATAATTCTGATTATAGCAGATTTAAAATTAGATTTAGAAATGATGATAAATTAGATGCAGAAGTTGGTTATGGTGGTTCTTGGTATTCATTAATAACAAACAGAATATTTAGAGATAGTAATGCTTGGATTCACATAGTAATGGCTTATGACACATCACAAGGAACTGCATCTGATAGAGCAAAAATGTATATTAATGGTGTTCAAGAAACAAGTTTTTCTACAGAAAATTATCCACCTCAAAACAACGATATATATTTAGTTAGAGATACTGCACGTACAGCAATCGGTAGATATTATTATAATGGTAATTATTATGGTCAATTTACTGGATTAATGTCTCATGTTCATGTTGTAGATGGAACTATGTATGACGCATCAGCATTTGGTTCAACAGACAGCACAACTGGAGAATGGAAAATAAATACTTCTCCATCAATCACAATGGGTAACAATGGTTTTACAGTTTTAAAAGATGGAAACACTTATACAGACCAATCAGCTAATTCTAATAATTTTACTTTAAGTGGTACACTTACAAAAACAGAAGATTGTCCAAGTGATAATTTTTCTACTTTAATAAGTATATATCAATCTAATCCTACAGGTGGTTTTACTAATTCTCTAACTACAGCAATATCAAATGATGATTCTACATGGAGAAGTGCTTTCTCATCTATTGCTACACCTCCAAGTGGAAAATATTATTGTGAATTAAAATGGTCTAGTGGTTCTCATCTTATATGGGGAGCAGTATCTGCACCAACTACTGCAAAAAATAATTTTAAAGACCTTACTGACAGTTATACAGGAGAATATATATCTATGTATGGTGCAAACTGGTATAACAAAAACTCAAGTCAAGGTACTTATGAAAGTGGAATACAATTAACTTCTGGCAATATAGGTATGATGGCTATTGATAGAGATAATAATAAAATTTGGTGGGGTTTAAATGGTGCTTGGGGTGGAAGTCAAAATCCTGCTACTAATACTGGTGGACAATCATTACCTGGAGATTTAGATGAATTTTGGCATTTTGCAATTTCTACTTATAGCAATTCAGGTGCAGGTGTTTATCAATTTAATTATGGGAATGGTTATTTTGGAACAACTCAAATAACTTCAGAAGGAACAAACGCATCAGGAATAGGTAAATTTGAATTTAATGTACCAAGTGGCTTTACAGCTTTATCAACAAAAGGGTTAAACGAATAATATGGCATACACAACAATTAATAAATCTACAGATAATTTTACACCATTTACTTTTAGTGGTACTGGTCAATCATCAGTTACTGGTGTTGGTTTTACACCAGATATGTTTATTCACAAAAACAGAGGAAACAGTCAATCTTGGGGTGTTATTGATGTAATAAGAGGTAATGGTAATTATCTTGGTATTAATTCAAGTAATGCAGAATTAAGTGATGTAAATAATTATGGTATTGCTAGTGATGGTTATACATTTCCTAATGCAGACGCATTTTTTAATAGTGGTAGTATGGTTTATTATAATTGGAAAGCAGGTGGTGCAGTTTCAAATAATAATAATAATGATGGACAAGGATATTCTAC